TCTTGTTTAATTATATTAGTATCTTTTTTAATTATATTAGTATCTTGTTTAATTATATTAGTATCTTGTTTAATTATATTAGTATCTTTTTTAATTATATTAGTATCTTTTTTAATTATATTAGTATCTTTTTTAATTATATTAGTATCTTGTTTAATTGTACTATTATTAGTGTTATTTTTTTTTATTTTGGTTATTTTTTTTTTTGATTCTTGTATTTCTTTTTTTAAATTATTCATATTAGTTATTTATTTATATTATTATTTATATAAAAATCAATTTTTATTAAAAATATAGAAATAAAGTATATAAAAAATAATTACATTAAAATATAATGACAATAGTTTTATCGCAAAATTTAATATCATTATTAACAATAAATCAATTTAAAAGATTTGAATCGTTAAAAATATTATATATGATGATACAAAAACAAACATATAAAAATATAACAGAATGGGTTATAGTTGAAGGATCACAAAATAAAAATGATGCTGAATTAAATAAAATAAATATATTAAATTTTATAGAAAAAATAAAATCAGAAATTAATTATAAAATTAAATATATTGAATATAGTGGAAGAAAATTAGGAGGATTACGTAATTTGGGTAATGAATCTTGTATTGGAAATTATATAGTGTGTATGGATGATGATGATTATTATCCTCCAGAACGTGTAGAACATGCAATAGAAACATTAGAAAAAAGTAATTGTTTAATAGCAGGTGTTTCAGATGTATATATGTATGATATTATGATAGATAAATTATTTAAATTTAATGGTTTTATGGATTATCATTCTACAAATAATTGTATGGCATATAAAAAAGAATATTTAATAAATAGAAAACATGATCCATGTATTGAAGTTGGTGAAGAACGAAGTTTTACATTAGAATTTACAACGCCATTAGTAAAATTAAAATCAGAAAAATGTATAATAGCAATTAGTCATAATGAAAATACATTTAATAAACGGGAATTAGCATTATCATGTATGTTAAATGCATTAAATACTTTAAAATTTATAGATGAACCAATTACAAATTATATTGATAAAACTATTTATGAAGAAATGAAAAAACTATATGTTAAAAAAGAAAAAAGTCCATATGATATAGTTTATATGCTTGGTTTAGGAACACAAAAACTAGATCCATCTAGTTTAAAATTACAAGATAATGAAAGAAATTTAATAAATATAGTTAATAATATAAATATTATAAAAAAAAAAAAAATAGCAATATATGGTGAATTTGAGGATACATTTGTTTGTTCTAATAATAAAAATATAGATTATATAAGTTGGAAAGAATTTCCATATCATAAAGATTTTAATGTATTAATATTATTTAATATTAATGGTTTTATGTCAACAATTCAATTTAATATTAATGCAAAAATATTATGTTGGGATGTTTATGATAATTTTATAAATAATGATTTATTAATAAAATATTGGAATTTGTATGGATATAAAATAAATAAAATATATATTAAAAGTGAATTTCATAAATATGAATTATATAAATATTTAAAAGATATTAATCAAGAAATTTATGTAATACCGGCTGGATTACGTGTTGAAAAATTTAATAATAATAAAGAAAAAGTAACAAGAAATCCATATAGATTTTGTTATATGACTTTATATGATAGAGGACTAGAAATAATGATATTAAATATTTTTTCAGTAATGAAAAAAATAGAACCACGTGTTGAATTACATATATATGGAGATATTAATACTATAAAAGATGATGAATATAAAAAAAAATTATTAAATTTATTTAGTGACTTGGGAGTATGTGAACATGGAATACAAACAGACGATATTATAGTAAGAGAAAAATATATGAGTTCATTTGAATTATATATATCAAATACAATTAATGAAGTAGATTGTGTATCAATAAGAGAAAGTGTAATATGTGGTTGTATACCATTAATTGCAAATTTTGGAGTTTTTTTAGATAGAGAAGGAATAAAATTTGATATGAATCATATGGATATAAAAATAATGCAAAAAATTTCATTATTAATATTACAATTAATAAAAGATCAAAATAATTTAAAAAATATACGTGAAAAAATAAAAAATGATTCAAAAACATTATTTACATTTAAAAACGTAACTGAAAAATTTTTAAATACAATTTATTAAAAAAAATATCTAAATATAATATATGAAAGATTTGTCAAAATTATCTGACACAACAAAAGTTGCTATTGGATTTATAATTATTTTAATAATTTATTTTATTTATAAATCTAGTGAAAAATTTATAGCAAATACTAATCATAATAATGCTAGTGCTAATACAACAACAACTACAACTCCTACAAATCCAATTGTTAATTTATTAAATACAGTTGGAACAATTTCACCAGTTCCATTTAAATTTAATTTGTTATAATATAAAATATATTAAAAAATAATTAAATATTTTTATCTTTATTATATTAATATTAATGAGTCTTTGTCCATATAAATATATATTTGGAAAACCTGGTGAAGGAATACATAGTTATAGAATATTTGATATTGCAATTGTTGATGTAATTGCAACTATATTTGGCGCATATTTAATATCAATTGTTACAAAACATAATTTTAAAGTAGTATTATTTATATTATTTATAATAGGAATAATATCACATAGATTATTTTGTGTAAGAACAACCGTAGATAAACTTTTATTTGCCTAAATTATGTAAATATTCAATTAATAAATTAATTTTATTTAAACATTCAGTTAATATATCAACATTAATATTATTGTTGATATTTTCATTAATAATTTTTTTTAAATCAGATAATATAAATAATAAAACATCTTCTTTATATTTGAAAGCTAATTCATAAAAATATTCAGTAGATAATTTACCAAATAATATACTTTCTCTATCTGATGTTAATTTTAATATACTAACATTTCGTGTTTCAAACATTGAATTATAAAAATATTTATAATCAAATAATAAAATATCTTCAGGTATAATATTTTTTAATATTACTAATAATTCATCATTAAATTTATATGAATCAAATGCTCTTGACATACCAATATCAATTCTATATATTTTATTTTCATATTCATCACAATTATTTAAATTAATTTGTTTATTTTTAATAAATTGTGGACAATGTGCAACAATAATTTTATATGCATTTGAAGATATTTTATTAAATTCTTTAATATTTAATAAATTATCATTAAATATTTTTTTACATTGTCCTTTATTTAAATTAGTAACACCGCCTAATGTTCTATCCCAAAAAGGTGATTTATTACTAAATAAACTACTATCAGGCGACCTTAAATATTCTCTTAAATATTTATTAAATTTTTCAATAGATTCTAAATTATTATTTTCAGTATATAAATTATTAATATCATTAAAATATTCATCATTTATACCACCATGAACAATAATATAACGATTTATTCTAACTATTCCATAAATATTATTTTTATTATTATCAATTAATTCATTTATATTAATTAATCGTTTATTATCATTTTTCCCTTTTTGACTAACATATTTAAAATTATTTAAATGTGTATTTAAATTTAATAATTCATGATTTCCTAATACAATTATTATTTTTGAATTATATTTATTAGCTTCTAAATTTAAATCAAATAATAATTTTAAAATTTTATAATCACAATTTTCATCATTAATTGTATTATAACAATTTAATAAATTATTTGGTCGACATCTATCTATAATATCACCCGCAAATACAATATAACAATTTTTTTTATATTTATTCCATCTTACATTATTTCCAACAGTATAATAATCACATCCATCATTTAAAGTATATAATTTATTATTTAAATCATATTTTAATTTTTCATCATACGAATCAAAATCAACACATCCTGTTAATTCTAAACTTTGTTTTAATGCAAAAAAATCACCATGAATATCGCCCATAACATATAATTCATTTGGTAATTTATTCCAAACACCTAAATTATTATTATTATCAATACTATCAGTATTTAATATTTCATTATTAGTCAATTTTCTATAAATTTGATTATTTTCATTAAATAATGATGATTCATTATTTAAATTATATATAGGTGATGAATTTATTATTGATGTATTATTATATTCATTTAATTTATTATTATAATGTTCATTATAGTCATTAATATTTAATTTATTATTTTTAATTAATGTTGATATAATAGTTTTTAAATTAATATATTTTACTTTATATTTATTAATATCCATCTATATTATTATATATATAATAAATAAAAAAACTATAATTATAACAATATAAACGCACATAATAACATATAAATAATTAAAAGAAATATATTAATTTAATGGAAAATGCACAAAATTATTTTTTTTCAAAAGATAATATTATAAAATTAAATAAAAAAATATTAGAAGAATTAAATATTTCAAATGTTAACAGTAAAAATAATCAAATAATTATAAATAAATTAATGACAAATATGAAAGAAACATGGAGTAAAATTCAAACAAATAGAATTAATAATTCTAATATAAATGTAATATTAGATCAAATTAATGTAGCTGTAATAAAAAATACTGTATTACAATTATCAAAAGCAACAAAAAGTACATTACCAATTCAATTTGCAGTATCACAAAATCCTGTAACTTATCCAGATAGACCATCTGATGGTCGTAATTCAGGATTATCTAACATTTCTAATAATTCTAATAATTCAGGATTATCTAACAATTCAATGTATCAGGGTTATGATAATCAATTTGATAATTCAATAGATAATTTATTTAGACCATTAATTGAAGATCCTGATCAAGAAGCAAAATTTAATAATTATCAAGATAAAATGTCAAGTAATGATTATAAAGAAAGATTATCACAAATTCAACAAAGCAGAAATATGGAAGTACCATTACCTGCAAATCGTTCAACTACTAGAGAATTACCAGACAAATTAAAACCAAGAGCAACAAGTATACGACCGCAAGAAGATATGCCATTTAATAATAATCAGCAACAAAATAATAATAATTTTAATAGTCAACAAAATAATAATAATAATTTTAATAATAATTTTAATAATAATTTTAATCAACATAATAATCAGCATAATAATCATCAACAAAATAATAATTTTATGGATAATAATAATGATGATAATTTGTATGATTTTAATAATATGGATATTCCATTAATACCAACTGATATAAAAGAGGATAATAGATCATTTGATGAAAGATTAAAAAATTTACAAAATGATAGAAATAATGATTTTTTACCAAAACATAAATCAATAGAAAATTTTGAACCAACGCCAATTAATAATATAATTAATCAAAATGATTATAGAAATGATACTAGAAATGATACCAGAAATGATACCAGAAATGATACCAGAAATGATATCAGAAATAATACTAGAAATGATACTAGAAATGATACCAGAAATGATATCAGAAATGATACTAGAAATGAATCTAATCAAATATATTCTTTATTGATGGATGAAATATTAAAATGTAAAGAAGAATTAAATAATTATAAAAATAATTTTGTAAAATATAAAGATTTAAATACACAAGACGATATTATTTCAAATAAAAGTAAAAATAAATATATTGAAGTAATTAGTAAATATAAATCAATGAATAATAATTTAATGGAAAATATTAAAGAATTAAAAAAAGAATTGGAAAATTATAATAAATTAAGTGAAGTAAAAAAAGAAATAGAAACTGAATTTAATAAATTAAATGAATTAAAAATATTAAATGAGGTTAAATTAGGAGAAATTAAATTAAGAGAATTAGATTTAATTAAAAAAGAAAGTATTAAAAATATATTATTTGAAATATCATCAGAAGATAATAATTATATATATGATTTTCCAACTAAATTAAATGGTATTAGTTGCATTAAATTATTAAATTATTCAATACCTGAACAAAAATTTAATATTGAAAAAAATATAAATAATATATTTAAATATAAAATATTAGATTTAGAAAAAAATATAGAATTAGAAACAGGCTATTATGATATTATAAAATTAATAGATAGTTTAAATTTTAATCAAACTGATTTAATATTTGAATTAAATAATTTTAATCAAAAAATAATAATAAAGAGTGATAGTGAATTTCAAATATTAAATACTAATTTAAGTTTAAATAATTTAGGATTTACAAATTATTATAAAAATTTATCTAATTGTGAAGCAGACAGAATATGGGATTTAAGAATAGATGATAAAATATATTTATATTTATTAAATATTAATAATGATAATCCATTTGCCATATTAAATTTAAATAGTAAAAAAGAATTTGAAATTCATTTTGATAATGAAATTAAATTAGAAAATTTAAATATTTCTTTTAAAAATATAAATGGTTATGATATATGTTTTTATGATATAAAATATTATTTAAATTTTGAAATTTTATTTAATGTATAATTTTTATTATCTAAAATAAACTTTTCTACATTTATTAACTTCTTCATCAGGTGTTATATTTAAAATTATATTATCAAATGTTTCACCTTTTAACATTCTTAGTATAAAATTAATAGAATATACACCACATTCACTATTTTCTTGTTGATGTTGAATATTATTATATTTTATATCAAAACCTAATATTTTTTCTTTAATATTTTTAAAACTTTTATATAAAGTATTTTTATCTAAATTATTAACAATATTTATAATATCTGATGCTTCATTATCATTTTTATGTTTATGTTTTTTATTATAAAAATATTTAAAAATTTTATTATTAAATTTTTTAATTCTTTTTATTGGTTTTTTACCTACAGAATCAAAATAATATAATTTATGATTTAATAAATCAGAATATAATGCAACCCAATGTGATCCTGGTTGATTATGTGTATCTAAATTAATAACCATACCAATTTTATTTTTACCATTTTTTATTAAATCATCAAAATCAATATTAGATAATCCTAATATTGGTAATTCTTCAAAATCACTTGGAACAGCACCAAGAAATATAAAATCAGTATATAATTCTTCATATTGTTTAATTACATCATTAATATGTGTTGTACTTAACCATTCATATTTTTTTTGTGGTCCATGAGGTCTAAATGTATTATCAGTTATATCTTCATTTTCTAAACTTTTAATTAAATCTAGTTTAAGCCAACATAATTGTGATTTACATAAATTAGAAAAAACAGATGTTAATTGATCAACCATTTTTTTTTTATCGTCACTTATTATAATTTTTTCAGTATTATTTTTATTATATTCATTGGCAATTATATGCAATGATTCTAAACTAAAACAACTTCCATCATTATATTTTTTAGTTGGGGCACATTTATCCATTTATTATATTAACTTATATTTTAATTTTTTATTATTTTTAAAATTAAAATATAAATTAATATAATAAATGTCAAATTTAAAAATTGATTTATCATTTCAAGAAAAATACATTAAATATAAAACAAAATATATAAATTTAAAAAATGAAATTCATAATAATAAATTATTAAATAATAATCAAGCTGGTGGTAATAATATATCACAAACTGATGATAATTTTATTAATTCTTTAGGTTCTTCACCAGATACCGAAAAAATTCAAAATACAGAATTTTTTCAAACTAGAGAATATTTTCAAAGTGGTGGTAAAAATACATATGGATTACCAAATAAATTAACAGATACTCCAAATAATTTATCGTCTATTAATTATGACAAAAATATTAGTAAAAAAATTGATTACAAAAAAAATAACAATAACAATATCAAAAAAAATAACAATAAAAATAAAAAAATAATTGAAGAAAAAGATAGTGATTTTAATTCAGTTGATTCTTCTGATATATTATCGTTTTCATCTGATGATTTAGAATCAAATTCATCATCTTATGATTTTTAAAAAAAATTGATAATTTATATAATTAATAAATAATTAATTATATAAATGGATAATATTAATACAAAATTTGAAATATTGGATATAAAATTATTAAGTACATTTTGTCATAATTTAGAATCTAATAAAGATTGTACAATATGCAGAGCTAATTTAAATAATAATTCATTATTTGCACAAGAAAAAGGAATTGAATCATATATAGTATTTGGTATATGTAAACATGCATTTCATTATGAATGTATTGAATCATGGATAAAAACAACAAAAAAATGTCCTATATGTTTTAAAGCATGGGAATATAAAAAAAATTGATATAAAGTTATTTTATGATACCAATATTTATTAATAATGACAACTATTGAGATCAGTTTTAACGAATTAAAAATAAATGAATCTTCAAATATAAATAAAACAATTATATATAGTAGAGTTAGTACTAACGATCAAAATTTTAACAGACAAATTACATGTTGTTCTAATTATTGTAATGAAAATAAATTTAAAATTATTGATGTCGTTTCTGAATCATGTACAGCTTATAAAAATCCTGTTCAATCTCAATTATTAAATATTATTAATAATAATTCATATATAAATATAGTAATTGAAGAACCAGATAGATTATCTAGAAATGCAGAGTATGCAATTAAATTACTTGATATGTGTTTTAAAAAAAATATAATAATTTATATTTTAAATAAAAAATATATTATTGAAAATAATAAATCATTAAATTATAATAATTTAATAAATGACATTAAATATGCCGAAAATGATAGTAAATTAAAATCAGAACGTATTAAATTTGCAAATAAATTAAAAAAAATAAAAAAAATAAATCCATTTATTATAAATTTAATTTTAAAATTAAAATATGGATCATATAAAAAAGATATTGATAATTTAATATTAAAAATTAAAGGGTTTCCACTTTTATTAAATTTAGATGAAATAATATTATATGGTAATTATAGTAATGAAGATATAGTATTAATATTAAATGAAAATAATATATTAAATGATAACAAAAAATGGTCATCCTATTCTATTAATAATGTATTAAATAATAATAGTAATTATATAAATAATTTAGAAAAATTAACTAATGACTTATTAATTGAAATTTATAAAAAATTAAATAATAATAATGTAAATTTAAATTATGACTATATATTTAAATTATTAACACAAATACATTATCATAATATGAGTGATTCTATATTAAATTTAAAAAATATATTAAATGAAAATATTTTATCAAAAAAATATATTTGGGATGATTTTTTAAATAAATATAATATTAATTTTAGAATTTGGAATTATGAGAAAGAAGTCACAAAATATGGCTATAATAATATTTAATCAATAAATATATCATTTGATTCACTATTAGATGATTCAATATCATTATTATTTATATATTCATTTATAATATTATTATTATTTACTTCAATGTATTTAATAATAAATCCTTTTTTTTTATAAAATTTATTACGATATATTCCTTGTCTTATAAATGGCGATAATTGATCTATAAAATCAACAATTAATGGCTGAATAATATGATCTTTTCTTAAAATTCTACCAACTGCTTGTTCAACCTCTTTACGCGGTGTTACCATTATTAAAGTATTTAAATCTGGTATATCAAGACCTTCTGATGCCATTGAATAAGAACCAAATATTATTTGTGCTTGTGCAGATTCATTTAAAACTTTTTGTTTTAATCCACCAATATAATAACTAGTTGTAAAATTATAATCTGTATCAAAAATATTTTTTAAAATTGTTAAATGTTCAATTCTATCAGATAATATAATTATTTTTCTATTAATATCTTCATTTAATATATCAACAATTGTTTTAACTATAAATACATTTCTTTCATTTATTTTAATAAGTTTATTTATTGTTTTTTGTCTATTAAAATCTATTCCAAAATTTTGTTTATATTCTTTAAAATTTTTATGATCTATTGTATAATTAATATTATTAATTATTACATTATTAACAATTTTTATTGCTGATTTATATAATATATCACCAAAATACCAATATAATACTTTTTCTAATTTATCTGATCTTTTTGGTGTTGCTGATAATGCTAATGTTTTTTTTGATGCTATTATAGGTAATGCATTAGAAAAATATTTAGATGGCGCATGGTGTGCTTCATCAAAAATAACTAATCCAAAATCTTGAAATATTTCAGAATTATATTTATCTTTAGCAATAGATTGTAACATTCCAATTACAATATCTTTACCGTCAATATCAATTTTTTTTCCTTGAATTATTCCAACACTTGCATTTGTAAATTGTTTTATAGATTCTATCCACTGATTTAATAAAAATGTTTTATGAACAATAACTAATGTTTTTTTTTTTAAATGACATGCAATGTATAATGCTTTTATAGTTTTACCTTCACCACAACCCTCGCACAATAATCCACCATCACCAGATTCTAATTTAGGTAATATTATTTTTATAACTTCTTCTTGTTTTGGTCTAAGTTTTCCATTAAATATAATATTTATAGATTCACCAGTAATTTCTTTATTAATATCTGGTTTACCAAATTTTTCTAAACCATAAAATTTAGGTAAACATAAATATGTTTCATTTTCCAAATAAACTGGAAAAGATTCTGGTTTTGTATTTTTATTAAATGGTAAATATGGTGTTACTGTTAATTCTTCTTTAATTGTATTAATTATATTTTCATATTCTTTTTTATCTATTAAATATCCTTCTTTTGATAATATTTTCATTATTAAATACATTAATATTTAATTTTTAAATAATCAATTTTTATAAATTGCCTTTTTTAAATTAAAAAAAATTTAAAAATATGTATATATATATATATGTCTAATAATAATTCTAAACATATGATTAGTTTAATTTCTGCAATTATTTTAATATTATTTTCAAGTTTAATTGCACCAAAATTACCAAAATCATTTTCTAAATATTTAGAAAATCCATTTATAAGATTTTTTATATTTTTAAGTATTGCTTATATTGCATCAAAAGATTTAGTTTTAGCATTAATTGCTGTTATTGCAGTTTTAATATCTTATCAAACTTTATCTGTTCACAAAATAACCGATAAAGTTATTGATAAAACTAAAGAAATTATTATTGCAAATTCATCTAGTCAACCATTAAATCATTCAAATCATTCAAATCATTCAAATCATTCAACAAATCATTCAACAAATCATTCAACAAATCATTCAACGAATCATTCAACAAATAAATCAACAAATCATTCAATAAATAAATCAATAAATAATTCAACGAATCATTTATCAAATAATTCAATAAATCAATTAACTAGTCAGCCATTAAATCAATTAACTAGTCAACCATTAACTAGTCAGCCATTAAATCAATTAACTAGTCAGCCATTAAATCAATTAACTAGTCAGCCATTAAATCAATTATCTATTCAGCCATTAACTATTCAGCCATTAAATCAATTAACTAGTCAGCCATTAAATCAATTATCTATTCAGCCATTAAATCAATTAACTAGTCAGCCATTAAATCAATTAACTAGTCAGCCATTAAATCAATTAACTAGTCAGCCATTAAATCAATTAACTAGTCAGCCATTAAATCAATTAACTAGTCAGCCATTAATAATAAATAATAATACTATAAAATATGGAAACGACAATAAATTAATGTTTATTGGTGAAGATAAAATATTATTATTAAATAATATAAAAAAGAAAAAATCTAATAATAGTTTAATACCAGAAAATTATATGAGTTCAGAAATATTAAATTATGAATCTGTAGATATAGATGAAACTAATAAAATAAATTATAATTGTAATAAATAATAAGATTATAACAATAATAAATTATGATGTGAAATATTAAATATTAAATTTTTATTCATTTATTTTTTTATATTTATTTAAATTTTTATCTAAATGTTCTTTAGCAAGATTTAATAATTTTTCTGGTGCTACAGATGGATTTTTTTCTTTAACATCGCGATATAGTTGTCCAGCAATTTTTTTACAATTTCTTCCATTAGGAATACTTAATTTTTCAGCAACTAATTTAGAAATTTTACCATAAACTACCATACCAGGACTTAATTCACCGCCTACTAATTCTTTTATTTCTTGATCTTCTCTTTTTTCTCTTGCTTCTCTTGCTTCTTTTGATTCTGGTATTTGTGGTTGTTGTTTTATACTTGGGATTTCATTTATATTAAATTGTTCTAATTCACGTACTCTTATATCATTATCAATATCTGTTGTAGTATTAGTAATATGTTGAACATCTGATGATGTATCACTAAATTTATTGTTAGGTTCTTCAACTACTTTAGGTAAAGGTTTATTTGAATTATTTAAAATATTACTTATATTTAATTCTGAATCAGTTACATTAGTATTTTTTTTATTTTTATTTTTATTATGATTTGCAATAAATACACTTGCCAAACCAAGACTGCCTAATGTTAAAATACTTTTATCAACACTACCACCACTTTGATAACGTGAATTAATAATATTATTAATTTTATTTTCTAATATTTCAGTATTAGTATTTTCATCATAAGAACTTCCACCGCCTTGCATTTGAGTTTTATTTATTATATTTTTTAATTTATTTTCTAATACTTCAGTATTAACATATTCATCATTTGATCCACCATTTTGTGATTTATTTAATAAATTAGTTAATTTATTTTGCAAATCATCAGTATTAGTATTATTTTCTGATTCGGAAGTTAACATTGATACTAAATTATTAATATCTTTTGAATTAATTTTTGATAAATTCTCAGATGATGTAGAGCTATTTGTATTTTTGCCTCCACCACGAATAAAATTATAATTACTAACTGATGTTGCAGATAAATTATCCGTTTTTATATTATTTGCTGATATTGCTGAATAAGTATTATTAGATCTTTTATTATTTACTGATGTTGCTGAATAAGTATTATTGGACCTTTTATTATCTACTGATGTTGCTGAATAAGTATTATTAGTTCTTGTATTATCTACTGATGTTGCAGAATAATTATTATTACCACCATATTTAATTCTTGTATTATCTGCTGATGTTGCAGAATAATTATTTTTTAAATTATTTTTTGATTTTGTGTTTAATAATATATTTGAAATATTTAAACTATCTTCTGAAGTGTTATTTGTCCATTTAGTATTACTTTTTAAAAATAAATCAGCCATTATATATTATAATTTAGAAAATTATTTTATATATTTAATTTTCTAAATTATTATAATAAATGGATATTTTTATTGATTCAACATTAAATAAATTTTTTATTTTTATTAATTCACCACCTCATATATATTTAAAAAAATTTACTAAAGATCCAAATTTTGTTGTATATCAAGATGAAATAATAAAATTAATTAATGATTTTATAAAAACAGTATCAGCAACAGAAATTATAAAAATAATAAAAAAAAAAGAATATTTACCATTTATTTATAATATTTTAAAAAAATATTGTGGATTTTGCATTTATTTAGGAATTGGTTATTATTACAAAGAAGGAAAAGATTTATATATAACAAATATTATAGAATCATCAAAAAAAAATTTTGATAATTTTTTTAATTCAATAAATAATTCAAAAATAATAATGTTTTTCAATGAAATTAAAAATATTTTATTATTATATGAATTTAAAACAATTGATAAAATAAAAATAATAATATCAAATAATCCATTAAAATATGAAAGTACAGTTAATTTTTTTAAAGAATTAGGGGAAGATTATATTATAAATAATTTTTTTATTAATAATAATTTTGAAAATATTATAAAAACATTAATATTTACACAATTATATATTAAAAATGATAAAAATGAAATTAATCAAATTATTAATGAAGTTGATAAAGAAGAAGGCGAATATAAATATATTGAAATAATAGTTTCTAATGAAAAAAAAATAGTTGATTTTACAGTAATACAAAAATTTTTAAGTGTAAAAGAATTACGTTCTGGATTAGCTGAAGAAATATATAATTATATTGAAGAATATCAAAATACTAAAGAAATTTTAATAATGGAAAATCAAGATTTTATAAATTATTTATTTACCAATAAAATAATTATACCAATCAGTGAAGAATTTTTAAGATATCATAAAGATTCAGAAAAACATGAAAATATATCTGACAATAAAAATGACAGTAAAATAAAAAATATTGTTAATAAAATTAATAATGTAAAAAATTATTATTCTGAAAATAATAAAAATCAAGAAACTGACAAATTATTTTATAGACATATTGATCCAAGAATGGGTATTTTATATAATGATAATGAAGAAATAAAAATAATTCAAAAAATTTCATCATCAGAAAATGCTGTTGATTCTGAATTATTAATAGAATTAGAAAATTTTAGAAAATATATATATATTAATTTTAAAAATAGTTTACATAATTTTATTAAATTAAGAACAACTGATTCTATTGATTCTATTCGATTTATTAATTTAAAAAAAAAAAATAAAGAATTATTAGAAACCAGAATTTGTAATGATAGTATTGATTTAAATGTAATTGGTGTTGTTTTTAATCCAAATAGATTAAATAATATACAATTAGGTATTGATTTTTTTAAAGTTAAAAATTTAGTAAATGTTACTGATATTACAAAAAATAAAAATGGATTTATATCTTTTATGCATATATTAAAATCTGCAAATAATTCAAAAAATAATTTATACTATTGGTTATTTAATAATAATACAGATTTACCAAAATTAAATAAATATATTGATTACAGTAAAAAAGATGGCAATAAAAATTTTATAATAATGTGTTCAGAAATATATTATTTATGGATTGATATTATAAAAAAAAAAATATTAAATGAAATAGATAATATGAAAATAATAACTATTATGGATATTGAATATTTAATAAAAATTTATGAAAAAAAATTTTTTAATTTTAATTTAATTCCTGAAACTAAAAATAATATTTTATTTCAAGTTTTAACTGAAAAAATTAAAGAAATTAAAATAATTAAAAATACTGATATTATAAAAGATAAAAATAAAATAATAAAATTACCTGAATTAAATATACAAAAAAATAATAAATCACTCATTATTATTGAAAAAAAAATTACAGAAAATAAATTATTAACTAATATTAATCCTAATGCTATTTGTAATCATTATATTAAATGGGATAATTTAGAAAAAAAATCTAATGAAGACTTAAATCAATTAATTTTTGAATTTGTAAAAAAATATGTAAAACAAGATGATAAAGGTGAATATATTTGTAAATCATGTAATGAATTATTATTATTAAAAAAATATGTAAAAGAAGGTACATATGTTAAAGAATTAGATGAATTTATGACAACATCTATTGTTGTAAATGATAAATTACAAAATATACCAAAATATAATAATTTAAACAGAACAATTAAAAATTTAGAAAAAATATTAGAAAAAATAGCATATATTTGCGATTTATTTTATTATATTGGTAATGATAGTACCACTAAATTACACCGCAAAACAGTAATTAAAGATACTATTGATTTAATATTATTACATACATCTTATTTAAAAAAACAACCTAAAAACAGAAAAGAAAAAGCAGTAGAAATATATAATATTAATAAAGATTATACTAATTTATTCTTTTTTGAATTAGAAGATAATATATTTTTAACGTCTTCTACTGATACTGATACATACAAACTATTAAAATATAATAATATAATTGCATATTTAATATTAATTATTATAACTGAATTAAATTCAGGACAAATTTTAAATTTAAAAAATGATAAAAGATGCAACTATTTCTTTTATTCTAAAATATATACTACTTTATTCAAAGATTTACAATTAAGAATTAATGACAAAGAAAAAATTTTATTAACTAAAATTCCTTTATTAACTTATTGTATTTATTATTTTAGTTGTATTTTAACAAATAATAAAATTTGGTTATGGAGTAGCACAGATGATTCTCAAGTAATTATTATTCAAAAAATAATAGTTCATACAGTAATAGATTTATTAAATACTATTATTGAAGCTAATTTAGAAAAAAATAAAAATTATTTATATGAAATTTTAGTAGCAAGATTTATGGATAAAGTTAATCATATATTTAATGATGAAAAATTAATAAAAAGAATTGATGATAATATTAATAAAAAAATATCTTATGACAGTAATACAAAAAAAATATTATATAAAACAAAAAAAATAGATTTTATATCTATTAATAATAATTTACAAAACTTTGTAAATGAAAATTCTACAAAAACTAAAAAATATTGTAATGTAAAAGCAACAACAACAAATCAGATTAAATTTAAATTTGATAATAATAATATTAATTCTTTAACAAATTGTGATAATGGCAAATTTCATAATTTTATTTTTGAAAATAATTCTTTGTTTTGTAATTTATGTAATAAAAAATATTTTGAATTATTAAACGACGTAAATACAACAGAAAGCGCAGATAATAATAATGATTATTTTGAAAAATTAAAATTATCATTTATAAAAAAATTAACAGAAAAATATTGTTTAACGGGAAATTTACATCAATTAAATTTAGAAACTGGTATATGTAATTTATGCAATATTAATCCTAGTACACATAAATATTCCAATAATGAATTATTAAAATTTGAATTAATTATGCACAAAAAAGAAGATGATGAATTTGAACAAAATTATAAAAATTATAAAGATAAAAAAAATATTTATAATAATAAAACAGTATTAACAAAAAAAATAATTAATAAATTTCAAAAAAATTTTGAAAAAGATGTTATTAATAAATATAAAGAAAATAAATTAGAAAATTATATTGATAATTTTATTGATAAATTAATTAATTTATTGGGAAATAAAATAAAAATAAATAATAAAACAACTTACTTAAAAGATACTATTTATATTATTGACCATAACTATTTAGGAAATAATTCTAAAAATAAAATAACAGTTTTATCTAGTGAAAAATTAATTAAAATTTATTATAATCATCCATTTTTTAATAAAGATGTGATTTATTATAAAAATGTCAATTATTATGTATATTATGATATTATTACTTTACAATATTGTGGATATTCAAATGATAATAAAAATATAATTAAAAATGAAAGTAGTGCATCATTAAAAATAGAATATTCCATTAAAGATTTATTATTATTATTAGGTTTGGAAAATACATATACTAATATTTATCATATTGATTCTTCATTAATTCATAGTTTTAATGATTACAAAATAAATATTAATACAAATAATGATTTAATAAATTCTATTTTAAGAAATAGAATAAATAATTTAAAACAAATTATATCACGGACACAATCAATTATATATTCTGTTAATAATAATAATAAAATAACTAATTTTTATAATATAAAAGAAAAAAGTATAATTAATGAATTTATATCAAAATTACAAAATATTAATTTATTTGATGAAACTAAAAAAAAAAGAATATTTAAAAATTCTAAATATATTATTAATTTAATAAATTTAAAACAAATATCTTTAGATACTGATATTGCATTAAATCAAAATTATTTTAATAATGATATATTAAATAAAGCAATTAATTCAGATACTAAATTAATTTATTATATTATTACTAATTTTAATAAATTATTAGATTATAATAAACAACATGCTATACAAACTGAATTAGCTTATTTAATTATACGTATAATTGAATATGCTACAGAATTATATTTTAAAGAAAATAATATTTATAATATTAGAAAATTTGATTATCTTGTTTTATATGATGAACCTTATATTGATGAAAAAATTAGAATTGACGATAATATGGATTTAATAATTAATGATGAATCTAATGATGATATTAAAAAAGAAGAAAATTATGATGCACAAGAAGCTTTTGATTCTTTAGATATTGATGATTATGATAAAGATGATGATATTGATGAAAGTACACAAGCATTAGAATTTGAAAATTCAGATTAATTTATACTAAATATAATTTTTCCATATCCATTTTGAATAACAAAAAAATTATAACTTATTGATAATAATTTACCTTGTAATCCTACATTATTTGGATTTAATATTGAACTAAAATATTCTGTTAAAAATAATGGATTTAATTCAAATCTTATTCTTTTTTCACGTACTGCACTTAAATTTACTGTCCCTGATGGTTGCAATTCTTCAGGATATAATGAATAAGAATAATAATATATACCATCGGGTAATATTCTGTTTAAAGTTTGATAAGGTTGTACAATTTTATAATATGAATCATCTAATTGATCATTAATAATGTTATTTTGATTTAATGTAATATATTGTTTATCAAATATTTTATTAGAATAATATTTTGAATATTCAAATATATATGGTGTAACTTTTCCATATTCAGATAATCCATATAAAAAATTTTTAGGTTGTATAAACCATTTAAAATATTTATTTGGACGGTCTATTGATATTTCACTATCATATAATAATAAATTATTTATATCAAATATATTTTCTTGAAAACCTTCTATTACATATTCTAATTTTGATGTTGTCATTTTTTTTCTTTCAACATCATCTAAATATACATATTCTGCTAATAAAATAATATTTATAGATGGAATTAAATTTAATAAATAATTATAATCAATATACATATCATAACCTCCTATTTTATTTATTAGTAATGGATAATTTATTAAATTATTTTTAAAATTAATCCAATCTATTAATGATAAAATATTATTTGATGTACTATAATTTAAAATTGTATTTATATCATTATCGTTTAATTGTGGATAAATTAATTGTAATGCTGTATAATTTAAATTTTTTAAATTATATGTTATTTCTTTTGTTTTTAATATATATTTATATGAATTATAATTTAATAAATCATTTATCTTATTATTAAATGGTATTGTTAGTACTAATAAATTATTATATTCTGTTTCATAATCTCTAAAATAAATTAAATTTTGTAATTTATTTAATGTTAATGTAACTGTAACAGTCGTATTTCTCATTGCAACTAATGGTAATGCTGAACCAGAATTTTTATTAAAAAAAAATAATAATGGTATTAGTAATATTTTTGATGGTTTAGAATTACAATTAAATTCTATTAATTTTATATCTTGACCTATTAACATATTATAATTATTAATTTGATCTTCAGTTAAATGATGATATTGATATATATGAAATTGATCTGATGAATATTGATCAATAATTTGACCACCTATATTTAATTCAAAATGTGTAAAAAAATAATGACCTAAATATTGTGTCCATGCAAAATTTATATTTGATTTATTATTTATAAAATTATTATATGTTTTTAATAATTGTTGCCAATTTGAATGATAATATGATAGATATTCTAATATTGAATTATACATTGTTTTTAATTTATTTTGAATAGTTGTTATTGATATATAGTTTGAATTTATTAATGTTAAATCATATGTTAATAATAAATTTAATGATAATAAATATCCACTCATATTTATTTTATTATATAAACTAACATCAATTAAACTTGAATAATTATTTATTTGCAATTTATAAGTATTATTAAATTTAATAACTATTTGTTTAATATTATCTAATACTAAATTATTTGACATAAATAATGTTAATAATTCTTGATATAATATTAATTCTATTGATGCATAATTTTTTAAATTAATATATAAATTATTCCATAATGTAACTTTATTATTTAATGTATATATATAATCATTTTTCCATGTTATATAATTTTGATTTGTTATTATTGTATCTGTAAATTCTAATGAGGGTATAGTTATTTGAACAAAACACCTATGTATTAAATCACAATTATTTGATAATGTAAATGATATTTTATTTTCAAATGAAGGTTCTTGATCTGAATATATTTGTTTAAATTCTGTTGAAAAATTTGTATGCCTTTTATATTTTTTTTTAAAAAATGTAATTTGAGGATCATATGTTAATGCTGTATCCTGAATATCAGATATAACTAATTGTATAAGACCACCAGCCATTTATAATTATAAGTAATTAGATTTTAAATATAAAACAATATATCTAAATTATTAAAATGCGTAAGTTTAAAATTAAAAATAATATTAATATTATTAATGGGTTATATTATTTTAAAAATATTATCAATTTTGATAATTTCAATTATTATATATATTATATTTATTGAATTAAGAAATATTAAACAAAAAATTAATATTTTATATAATAAAAATAATTTACAAAATATATATACTAGTAACTTTGATAATTTTAATATTTTTGATTTAATAAATAATTGTAATAAATCAAGTTATGTAATTAATGAAAATGATTTTAATGAAATTAATCAAATTGACACTATATTAGAAGACGATATTATATTAGAAGACGATATTATATTAGAAGACGATATTATATTAGAAGATAATATTAATAATAACTATTATAATTGCAATAATGATAATTATGAATATATTTATAATAATTGCAATAATGATAAATGTGAATTTGATAATTCCAATGATTATAATTATATTCATAATATTAATAATGATAATGTTAATATTAATATTAATAATAATAATACCAATAATATTAATAATGATAATATAAATGACAATGCTAATGATGATAATGATGATGATGATAATGACAATGACAATGCTAATGATGATAATGACAATGACAATGATAATAATGATGCTGAAATTGACAATGATAATGATGATGCTGATAATGACAATGATGTTGATGATAATAATGAAAATATAAATAAATCAATATCTGAAGTTTATTCTAATGATAATATTAATAAATCAATATCTGAAGTTTATTCTAATGATAATATTAATATAAATATAAATAATCAAGAAAAAATTATTTTACATAAACAAATTGTATCTAATGAAATATTACTAAATTTACAAAAATATAAATTATTAGAATTACAAGACATAGCAATACAATATAAAATAAATTTATCAATAAATAATAAAAAAAAAAATAAAACACAATTAATAGATGATATTAAAAAATATGCAGAAAATAAAAATATCTAAATATATATATATATGAGTGATAATAGATATTTTCAATACGGATGTCCACCATTAATGAATGATGGACGTTTTATTACAAATTATGGTAGGTCAAGTACATTTGATCAATATATTAGAACTTTAAATAATATTAATTCAACACACGAATATAGACATTTTATTCAAAATAATGGTCATAATATAATTAATAATATGAAAGCATTTCATCGTGAAAATAATACATGTAGTGTAGAAGGCAAATGTTTACCAATTATTAATCAAAGAAATGTATTAACTACTAATGAATTTTATGATGGTGTAGTTCCACCTAGTACTGAAAAACCAGACAATAAAATAATTTGGTATGAAGAATTATTAGATGATGAAAATGCTAAACCAATACAACTTGATTTTATGATGTATAATAATAATAATAATAATGAACAAGAAATATGCACATCCGAATTTTGTAAATAAATAATTTAATATCAATAAAATTATATAATTATAATTTTATTTTTATATTTGTAATATATCTAATTTAAAACTCCATATAACAATATCTGATGTGGATCCATTACATTCAACTTTTAAATTATATGTATTATCTGTTTTTATTAATAAAATATTATTAATATTCCAGTTTCCAATATTATTAGTATTATATTGATTTAGTGTATTATAATTAATTAATGTTATTGTTGAATCATTATTTGGATATGTCCATAAATTAATTTCATATGAATTTATAAATGTATTATTAATAGTATAACTTGTTCCAATTAATTTTCCAGACATATTATTTGTACTAATTACATTTAAAAATATAAAATATATATTTTCATTACTTTGTGTAATACCTGATGTTATATATGTTTTATAATATGGTATAAATGTTATATTAGAATAATTTGTAACTGTATTTGTTATATTAAATGAACTATTTACAATTGTATTAATTATATTATTTGGACCTTTTATTGTAATTGTAGAATCAATTAATAAATTTATTGAATTTGATATATCTGATATATTTAATGTTTCATTATAATTAAAATTAATATTTGCATATTTTAAAAATAAACTAGTATATAAAATAGTATTATTAGTATCAAATTTTATTAAATTTTTATCATTATTTCTTATTATTAAATAATCACTTATTATAATCGGAATATTATTTAATAAATTAAATAATGAATTAATATATATATAATTTAAATATGTTGAAGCTAAAAATGTTATTTGATTACTGTTACTATTAAAATAAATATAATTATTTGATAATTTATCTTGGATATATAAATTTTCATTAAATATTAGAGGTATATTATTTAATAACTCTATTTTATTATTTATAAATAAATTATTTATATAAGTTGGTTGTAAAAATGTAATAGTATTTGGTAATGAATTAAATGTTATAAAAATTTCATTATTTATTGTACTTTCTATATTTAAATTATTAACAAATTTTATTGGTATATTATTTAACTCAAAATTAACTAATACTTTTAATATATTTATTGTTGTAGTTGATGATATTTGTATAATATTTAATGATGTATCAATATATAATATTGTATCATATAATGATTTTATTGTGAATATATTTTTATTTAATAATATATTTTGATAAAATATTATTTCAGAATTTGTAAAATTTATATATTTTATACTATTATCTTGTATTATTAATTCATTAACAAACTCTATTGATAAATTATTATATATATTTATTAATGTATTTGATAAACTTAATAATTTATATATATTATTACCATCCGATAAATTAAAAAATAAATTATTTGATAATCCAACAATTTCACCATCGTATAATCCTATTGAATTAATTTGTAAATTTGATAAATTATCATTATTGTTTATTAAATTATAATAATTTATATCTATATTATTATTTGTTAAATCTATTGTTGATGGTATATAATTTAATTTAAAAAATCCTTTATTATTATTTTTAAAATAATTATATTGTGAACTAACCCATTTATATAATGATGAATTAATATTTAATAATTCTAATTTATTATTTGGAAAATATAATAATCCACTATAATATCCTGTTTCTGAATTTTTATCGGCTATTGGAAATACATAACCACTAATAATATCATTTTTTAAATAATTATTAATATTAATATTATTTAATTCACTATTTATTAAAATAATATTATCTTTAATAATAACATTGGATGATTTTAATATTATTGTATCATTTTCTATATATATATTTTCACTAAAATATATTGGATATAAATTAAAATTATTTGATTGATATGATGATTTTAAAAAAGAAAATGCAATTGGACTTGATATTATTATATATGGATTATATGAATTTAAAACTACATTTAATGTATTAATATATAAATCTGTTACATTTAAATTTTCATTATTAGTTGTATTATTTGTACTAATATTATCAGTATTTGAAGTTATTAATTTATTTTGATTAAAAGTTAAATTTCTTGTATTATTGGTAAACGATGTAATATTTATTGTATTGCCATATTTTAACATTAATAATAACTATAAAGTTATTTTTATATAAAAATATAATTATGATTTATTGCTATATTTTTATATAAAAAATTTTAATTTCTAACAATTAAATAATGGCTTCAAAATTTGATAAAATATATTTTAATTTAACATTACCTGATCAAAATAAAATTAATAATATATTATCAAAATCAGATGATATGGATACACATGATATATTACAAACATCTGTTATTAATAATATACCTTTACCAATAATAATTGATAAAGATGGCAATAATTTAATTCATTTAGCATTAATTAATATAAAAAATAAAGATGAATTTACAGTTTTAAATTATATTAAATTTCTTGTTAATAAACTAGTTAATCCAGATCAACCAAATAAAGAAAATCAAACACCATTAATAATAGCATGTCAAAAACAATATGAAGATATTGTTGATTATTTTATTACTTTAAATGTTGATACAAATTTCAAAGACAATACTGGATTAACACCAATACATTATTTATTGTCGGGAACAATAAAACCATATAATGTAAAAGAAATTACAGAATTTATTGTTCCAAAATTAGAAAAAGAAGAAAAAATAAATAATGATGACTATAATAATTTAAAACAACAAATATGGACACTAATTAAAAATGAATCATTTATTAAATCTATTGAATCAACTATTAATTATTATTATTTATTTATGTTTAAAAAATTTAATTTTAAATTTAATTTAAATAAAAATATAACTGATGAAACTAATCTTAATAAAAATAAATTAATTAGTATTTTAAAAAATTTAAATAAAGAATTATATGATTATACTATTACCAAATGGGATTTTTTTAAAAAATCACCATCTATTATTATACATAATAAAGAATCTGATTCAATAAGTTACGATAAAAATATTGGAATTATTAAAAATAGTAATATTAAAAAAAATATTAAAAATAATATTAAAAATTCAATTGATTATATGGTAAATTTAATTAACACATATAATTATGAAGGAAAAAAAACAAAATTAAATGATTTTATTAGTAATATAATTATTAATAATATTAAAAATGCTATTGATATGCCAAAAATACCGATACCAACATCTATTGCTACCGTTATTAAAACACCAGAACAAATAACATTTGAAAAATATGATGAAGATTGTACTTGTTTAAATGTTAATGATGAGGTTGATTTAAATAATATATATAATAATTTAAAATGTGTAAATTCAATTGATTTTGCAGATAATATGATTGATATAACAAATTTATCTTTTATTGGTGGATCAAGATTAATAAAAACAAACAATAATAATTATATAACTCAACGAAATTTGTTAATTACTAATAATGATATTATAAATTCTTTAAATAATCCAAATGAAATAGACAAAATAAATTTTAATAATAATAATTTTTTTAAAATTTATAATGATTATATGATACGTAATGTAGATATTGAATTAAATTGTTATAATGTACCATTATTAATTATGCGTGTTTTTTCTGCATATATCAATAATCAAAATAATAATTTAGAAAAAAGTTTTATTCAAACATGTAAAATTGATAATTTTTTTAATATTATTAATAATATATACAATGAATATGATATTATTGCATATTGGGCTGGTTATTTATTAAATGAAATAAATATTGAATTAAATAATATTATTTATAATATTGAATTTAATAAGATTAAAAAAATTACAGATAAAATTAAATCATTAAAAATAAGTAATATTGAAAAAGATATTGATGATTTTGAATCAATTAAACAATTAATATCAACTGATATAATATTATTTTATAATAATATGAATAATAAATTTCCAAAATTATATTTAGATGATTTATTATTTTATTTATATAATCCTGATGTTTTAAAATATATTAAAACCATAAATTTTATAACCGATATTAATGATAATAATTATAATAATGATTTTTTAAATTTAATAAAAAATTTAATTATTAATAATATAAAATTACCTCCATCATTTTATGGATATCATAATGTTATTAATGATATATTATATGATAATTTTGATAGCGAGTATTTAGATTATAAATTTTTAGAATCATTAAATTTAGGATTACATTTTAATGGATGTTTTCCTAATTTAATGTCACCCATACATGATTATTTTAGTGTTAAATATACAAATGATCGTTTATTTATTTTTAATCCAGCTATTTTTCAAGAACTAGATATTAATAAACATGATTTACCATTACCTTTTAATTATTGTAATGTTAACGATGATAATAATATTCCAGTTAATAAAATAAAATATTTTAAATATATAGAACATAGATATCGCCCACCAGCAATATTTTCATTATTAGTATTATATGAAAATCAATTTTATTATTATAATAATAAATTACAAATAAATTTAAATTTGTATAAAAATATATTAGAATCATTACTTTCAAAAAAACAAAAAATTAAATCAATATATTATGATTATTTTATTGAATTAAAATTATTAAATATTAAACAAATAGAAATTAATGATAATTTATTAGTTGTTAATAATTTATTAAATGTCGATAAATCAAAAGATAATTTAATTAATAATATAAAATTATTTAATTATACTGAATTTATAGAAAAATTAAATAAAATAAATTTTTATATATTTTGTTATTATTATTTATACAAAAATACAAATATACCTGAATTTATATATAATAATTTTAATGATAGATTAATTTTATATTCAAGTAATAATAAGAATGATTTAATTGGTGGAGCAATAAATACTGATAACAATTTAATAAATACTAATAACAATTTAATAAATACTGATAACAATTTAATAAATACAGATATTTTATTATTAAATAAAGATTTTATATTAGATAAAACTATTAAATTACCACCATCAATTTATGATTATTTATATGAATTTTATGAATTAAATAAAATGAAATTTATTACTGAAAATTTAGAAAAGTTTATACATAATATTTATTTTAATAATATTAATGATTTAAATTTAAAAAATAAAGCAAAAAAAAATTTAAGAGGTATTCAAGTTGCATTAATTATGGATGAATTAATAAAAAATTATTGCGAATATTTATTAAAAAAAGGAATAAGTATTACTATTTTATCGTATTTAAATAATATTGATAATTTTGAATTAAATAATAATTTTGAATTAATTAATACTGAATATACTCCACCATTTATACATTTAAATAGTATTAATGATTTAAATTTATTTTATAATAAATTAAATAATAATAATACTGATATTTTATTAAATTTTTATAATTTTTCTAACAATAATATAAATAAACCATTTGATGAAAAAAATAATTTTATTATTTATCCTAATGAATACTCAAATACTAATTTAATAAAAATTAGAAATTGTTTAACTATTAAAATAGATATATTTAAAAAATTATTAAATAAAAATGCACAACCATATTTATTGGATAATAATAATAATAATTGTTTAATTAATGTATTGTATAATTTAAATTTTAATGTAATTGATGAAGTAAAAAAATTAGATATAAATTTTGATTTAAAACCATACATTATAAAAGAAATATTTAACCATAATAATAAAATGATTATTGAAAATTCATTTAATAAATCAATTGAAATTTTTGTTAAACCACAATATAATGAAATAAAAACAATTATATTAGCTGATAATGATAATGGTAATAATTTATTATTTAATTTACAAAATTCATTTAATATTTGTTTTTATATTATGAGTGAATATTTAACAGATCAATTATGGTATACTGATGAACATTATAATAAAAATGATTTTAATAAAATAATAACTTTTTTAAATTATGATAAAGATGATATATTTATAAATTATTTAAGTAAAATTTCTAATAATAATAAAGATAAATTAAAAAATTTTGATCAACATTTAATAAATATTGATTTAATTAAACAAATAACAAATGATAATAATAAATTACATAAATATTTAAATAAAAATAATATTAAAATTAATAATACTGATAATATTATATTAAAAACTGAATTAATTAATAAAAGAAAAATAATTCAAAATGAAATAACAAAAAATAATAATAAAATTATTGTATTAAATAATTTATCAAAAGATCAAATATATTTTGTAAAATCAATATATAAAACAAAAATAATAAAAACATATGACGATTTAATAAATAATAATTATGGTGTATATACAAGTATGTGGAATATATTATTAAATGACGATAATTTACTAAATAATTCTATTAATTTAAGTTTATTAAATATTTTAAATACAAAATATTTTAAAACATTTAATAAAATTGATGACGAAGAAATAATAAATATTTATTTTAATCATATATCTAAAACTGCACATTCATATTTTGATAATAATAATTATTTAAATAATAATAAAGTATTACAATTTATTTATGATTTGTTAATTCATTTAACAAAAAGTCATATTTGTTTTGGTATTGAAATAATAGTAAGAAAAATTTTATTTAATAATCTTAAATTAATTTATCATGATTATGATATAGATTTATTAAAAGGAATAATTGATAGATTATTAAATAGTAATTATATGTATGTAAAACAAAATAATACATTTATTGATATTCTATATAATGAAGTACCTGAAAAATTTGTTAAAAATAGTTTACTTATATTTAAAGATATTGAAGATAAAACAAATTTTGAATCTGAAACAGTAAATGAAATATTAGAAAATTTATTTAATATTTTAAAAAGTACTTCTGAAGAAATAATATTAACAGATAATATTATGAATAATTTAAATACAAATGTAAAAAATTATTTTAATTTATTTGTCGAAAAAATAATAAAAAATTGGTATGTTGTTTGTGAAAATATGTTAAAATATATAATTAATCACCATAGAATGACCAAAATATTATATATAGTTAATAATTAATTTATATTATTATAAGATAAATGTTCTAAATAAAAAGAACTATCTTTTGAATTTAATCCAGTATTATATGGGATTTCTATTTTTTCTATTATTTTTAAAGTAAAACTATGATTAATATTTCGAAAATCAACTAATTCTCCATTTGGATAAGTAAATTTAATGTCTAATTTATTTAATGATGTTACTGGAATAATAAATTCTAATGGAAAATTAATAAAAGTATTAAATAATATATCACCTGGATTACCCGATAAATATATTTTTGCAAAACATGAAGGTTGGTCTGAATTATTTAATATACATTCATAATCATTAATATACATTAAAATATATAAATTATTACCAGTAAAATTTAACAAATTATTATAATTTTTAATATCACCTACTTGATTTAAATTAGTTGATTGCATATATGAATCAAAATTAGATATTTTAGTTTTATAATTAGTAATTGCATTTAATTTACCTACATTTGAAAATCCAAGAATATTACCTAATGTATTTGAATAATTAAATAAAAAACTAACTTTTGCACTTGTTTTAATAATAACACCTGGTCCACCATTTCCCGTTAAATCTATTCTATCTAAATTAGTTATTTGTTTTAATGAAGATATTATAACTGTATATGTTTGAGTCGATATATTAATACTATAAATTGTATGAGTTGTATTAATATATATTTCATTTAATATTGAACCAATTTTTATTGCACCAGATATTATTATTGTATCATTAACTTCAACTAAATTACCTAAATGTAATATACTTAATTGTACATATTCTATATTATCTATTGTTATTAAACTTGCTGTTAAGGAATTAGGTAAATTATTATTTTTATATGGATAAAATATTATTTCTTGTGTATACTGATTTAATGTTATTTTAAATATATTATTTATTGGATTTTGTATTGTCGAATTTATTCTTGGTGTATTATTTAATGCTGTTGTTATTGCTATAATTAAATTTTGACCATCATAATTTCCTTCTGGTATAGAAGTTTTATAAATAACTGATCCATCATCTAAATGTTTCCAATATAAATAATTATTTATATTTGATTTTATTAAAAAATCAATATATGGTATTTCTGTACTTAATAATTCTATTCTTATAACATTATTAAATGTCCTTTTTAAATTTATTGTATATGAATTTACATTTGGATATCCTTCTAATGTATTTGTTACTAACATAATTTGTACATTATTACCACCACCATTCATATTTGATGATGCTGTTATTGAAGTTGTAAAATAAATATTATTTTTATCTATATTTGTTATTATTTGACATGATTGATTTTTTGTATAATCTATTGGATAATCAGCATTAATATAATTTAATGGAATACCACCTATATTTAATATATTAAATTTAAAAACATCTGTTGCTATATAATATGTACTGTTTGATATTATAAAATTATACGGTAATTTTATTAAAATATAATTATTATCTAATTCTAATACACTATTAACATTAAATAATTGTAATATTGATGGTAACAATGGAACACTTTTATCTATTATACTTGGCAAATTAATTTCAAATATACCTGTAATTAAATTAATTGGTATATTGTTATACATTGTTTCTGTTCCAATATCATTTAATATAGTAATTTGAATTTGATAAATATCACAATATTTTATATAATCTAAAGCTATATTATGATTATTATAATTAATTATCATATAAGGAAAATTATTAAAAAAATATACACTATTTGTTAATATATTATTATATGATACAACATTTTGTATTATTATTTTATCATTTATTTGTAAACAATGATCCGGATAATATATTCTTATTATATTTGAATTTCTTGTAACTATTACTGGATTTGATGTTAATATATCATTATTTGTTGTAAATATATTTTTTGGTATTTGATTGCGATATTTACTATCAATATTTAATATCCAATTATTATATGTTGTATTATTTAATATTTTTTTTTCATTTTGTTTTAATCTTTCTTTTTCATATATTTTTTTTCTTTCTTCTAATTTTTTTTTTTGATCAAATGTTGATACTTTTAAATCACTAAAATCATCATTAATATCCATTATTATAGATATTAATAATTATATTTTAAATATAAAATTTATACCAATAAAAAATTTATACCAATAAAAAATTTATACCAATAAAAAATTTATACCAATAAAAAATTTATACCAATAAAAAATTTATACCAATAAAAAATTTATACCAATTTTTTTATTTTTATTAACAAAAAAAATTTATACCAATTTTTTTATTTTTGTTAAAAAAAAATTTATACCAATTTTTTTATTTTTGTTAAAAAAAAATTTATACCAATTTTTTTATTTTTGTTAAAAAAATAAAAAAATTGAATATAAATTAATATATTTACTATAAATATATAAAATAATGATTAAATCTAATGTAATTTCATCATCAAATGCATGTATGTATTCATGCACATGTAATAGATGTACTAGATATATTTCAAAAAAATCATCATCAGTATTTTTATATATTAATCCTATTAAATTAATCGTTAATTTAGGATATATTCCGTTTAATAATATATCAAATAATGAAATTTTTAATGCAATTAATTCTAAACATTTTATTGTTATAGATAATGAAATATTAGATTTACAATATAAATTATTTAATAAAAAAAATAAACGTAATTATGATATTTATAAAATTGCAACAATTGCAAATGAAATTAAAAATAATACATATAATTATAATAAATATAAAATTAAATTATATGATGATTTAAAAGGTGCTGAAATAATGCCAGTTTATGAATGCAGTGGTGGTAATTTAATATTTAGATATTATAATGATAAATTTGTACAAACTGATTTTATGGATTTAGATAAATATTTAGAAAATCTTACATTTAATGGATATGACTGTACTGAAAATTATCAATATTTTATACGTGCATTCATTATTTGTAATAAAGATGTTCCGTGTGAAATAATTGAAAATTAAATTAAATAAAATATATTTAAAAACTTATTTTTTATTTATAATAATGATTACACAATTTATTTTTTTATTTTTTTTTAAAAATCTTTTTATAAAAAATATACTTAATGATGTTACTGATGATTTTATTTTTAATGATGAATTAAATGTTAAATTAAAACATTTAGATAATCATAATTTTACAAAAATAAAATCAGAATCAAATAACTCATTAACTTTTACTAATATAAAATTTAGAAAAGTAAAAATTAATTATAATGTAGTAGACAATAAAACTATATTAAATTCAATATGGTATCCTCAATATAATTATGAATGTCCTATATTAACTTTGGATTATGAAAATTATAATAATATAACAACATTTAATTATAATTTTATAAATATGTATAATACTAATTACTATAATAATACATATATTAAACCATTTGATAATGTAGTTAATTTAAAAGAATTTTTAATTTTATATTTTAATATGTTTAGATTAAAACCAGTTGATAGATGGTATGTTCAAGAAAAACACAGATTTTATGAAAGAAATAATTTTGATGATATACAAAAAATATATGAAAATCAATTAATTATTGAAAATAAAATTTATGATGAATAAAAAGTATTAAATTTCATATTTATTATATATATTTTTACTATTAATTATTTCATTTATATAATATTCTTTATTTTTTAATTCAACTAAATTACTATATATATTACCATACAAACCATTTAAATTATTTATAAAATTAATATAATTATTACTATTATAATTTATTAAAATATTATCAATAATAATTTTTATATTTTTTTTATTATAAAAACTACTATAATTTAATAATTTAAATAATAATATTACTATATTACGTTTATTTATATCATCTATTTCTGTTTCAAATAATTTATAGTAATTATTTAATATTGTCAATATTATTATTTGATTATTTATATTATCTAACCATAAACTATTTATCACATAATTATTTATGAAATGGCAAAAATAATCTAATAATGTATTTTCTGGATTTATTTCACTTTCATATATTATAAATAATATTATTGTATCAATAATTTCATTACATGTATATTTATAAATAATATTATCTATACATTGGATTTTATCTTCCATGCTATATTCATTATCTAATAATTTATTTGATAATTCATATTTTATTATTGAAATACAATTCTTATCTTGTATTATTGATGCTAAATATTCATTAGTATATAGTGTATTAAATAATACATATTTTTCATCTATATAATTAATAATTTCAGTTTCTGTATTATATAGTTTATATTTTATTGAATTTAAAAATACTGGTTTAATATTGTTATAATCTTTAATTATTTGATTATCATTTTTAAGAAATAAACATACATTATCAATATTTAATGCATGTAAAGCATATCCATATTGTATAAATATATTATTATCTATTACAATTGTATCTAACCAATTATTATATATTGGATCAACAATCATTATAAACAAATTACTATTTTCTATATTTTTTATATTTGTATTATCTATAATATTAATATAATTATTATTATTATAATAATTATTTATTTTTATAAATAAATCCGTTTGTTTTTTATTTATTGCATGCGATATAAAAATATTCATTGTATATATATTATGGTATATTTTTTTTATTTTATAAAAAATTTATGCCAATTTTTTATATTTTGTAAAAAAAAAAATTTATGCCAATTTTTTTTATTTTGTAAAAAAAAAAATTTATGCCAATTTTTTTTATTTTGTAAAAAAATAAAATTTATGCCAATTTTTTTTATTTTGTAAAAAAATAAAAAAAATTGAAAAAAATAAATAATAAACAGTTATAATTATAACAAGAAAAATGGAAACCGCATTAGATAAAATAATAAATTTAATGCATAAATATTTTATATCAATTGACTTTGAGATTAATGGAGATGTATATATGACATTTAATAATAATCAAAAAATTATTATTTGTCTAACAAAATATAATAATTATATTCAAGTTGATTATACATATTTTGATGATAAAGGTGAATTATACAATGATAACATGTATAATAAATTTATAATTAATGGTTGGCATTCTTTACCAGTATCTAAAGAATATAGACTGACTGATTTTATTGATACATTCAAAAATGATGTAATATTGCTAACTAAATATAAATAATTATTTTATTTTATTTTTTTTTATACTATAAATCTATAATATAAAAAATTGAATTTATATATACTATATATATATATTATATTATAAAAATGAATGCATCTAATAATATAAAAATGAACACAACTGATAATATAAAAATGAACGCAACTGATAATATAAAAATGAATGCAATTGATAATATAAAAAAAAAAATATATGCACCTGATATTATTGAAAGTATAATGCATGATTATTTCGTAAATAAATTACATTTTGAATTTACCGAAAGAAAATATATTACATTTAATTGTAAACAAAAAATTATAATTCGCTTATTTAAATATAGTAATTATGTAATTGTTAGTTATAATTATTTTGATGATAAAAATAAACAATATGATGTTAATAATGTTGATTCTGTTTTAAGATTTAGATTAAATTCATGGCATACAAATTTAATAACTTTAAAATATACAGTAAATGATTCAATTGATACATTTACAAATGATGTATCAATATACACATCACAAGTAAAATATTCATAAATAATTTTTTTTATAATTTAAAAAATAATGCTTTTTTTTATAAAAAATTCTTAAAAATTATTGAGCAAAAAAAAAAAAAAATAAAAGTTATATAACTTTTTTCTTATATAACTTTTATAAAATCATTTAAGAATATAATATCTTATATATTATAAAGTTAGATGGAATATAAATGTAATCAATGTAATAAAATATATGCAAGTTATCAAAGTCTATGGATACACAATAAAAAATTTCACATAAATAATAAAAATAATGCAATCATTTTGCCATCCTTATATAACAATAATGCAATCATTTTGCCATCCTTATATAACAATAATGCAATCATTTTGCCATCCTTAAATAAATCATTGACATGTAACAAATGTTTAAAAGTATTTACACATAGAAATAATAAATATAGACATGAAAAAATATGTAAAGAAAATAAAATTGTTGAATTAGAACAGAATAATATACAATTAAATAATAATACTAATATACAATTAAATGATAATAAAATAATAAATAATAATACACTGAACAATACATATGTAATAAATGCAATAGGATCAGAAAACATTGATAAATTAACATATGAAGATATTAAAAAAATATTTAGACAACATAAAAACAGTTTATATTATGCTATTGAAATTGTTAATTTTAATGAAAATATACCAGAAAATCATAATTTTTATAATAGTAGTTTAGAAGGCAAATATATAAATGTATTTAATACTGATACTAATACACCAGAAAAGAAGAATAAAAAAGATTTTTTTGATAAAATATTATTATCATCACTGAAAATAATGAATTTATTGTATGAAAAAGTAAAAGATTCTGTATCAAAAGTAAAACAAAAAAGTTTATTAAGAATGATTGAAGAATTAGATAATATTGCACATATTGATATTCATAAAAAAATATATGCTATTAATGTAAATCAAATGAGTTATAATAAAAAAGAATTAATTAAAAATACCTGGAATAAAACCAGTAAAAATAATTCAACTAATTTATTGGAAGATACAAAATATTATAGTGATTCAGATAGTGATTCTAAAGATTCATTTTATTATTTAACTGAAGAATCTGATAATGATATTAATTAA